AACGTAATTTCTCCTTGAACATCCACAATTTCGAAACCATGTTCCGTAAAAGTCATAGAATAAACAGTGTGATCAGGTTTCAAAGCCTTCATTACTCTGCCATATCTCAACGCTTGCTTAATAACTTTTTCTGCGAAAGAGGGGTGCCTCCCTATGACCCTCTTGCATTCAATGACCAAAATCGTCTTCTCAGAACAATACAACAAATCACCAGCACCGAACCTTTCATCAATAATAGTATACTCTTCAGCTAAGGGTTTTCCCAATATACCCTTAACATCCTGAACCAATTCATCCTCAGTTCCAATAGGTTTTGGTTCTTCAATAGTACTCATGGAGCATACAGTGTGTTCCCAAACATCCAAGGGGACACTCTTTCGGTACGCTAGAATGAGCTCACACGCCTTACACCTCAAACCAGCAACTTTAGTTCCGAGAAACTTTCCTGAGTTGTAGAATTTTCGCAAGTCATCATCAGAGTATGCAGATAGCTTAATAACGGACACCTTAAGCCTTGCACTCACTTTTTCCCCACGATAAATCTGATGCTTGGAATTCATCAAATCCGTTACCCCAGGACAACTCAATTCTCCACTCTGAGGTTCATACTTCTTCTTCCAATCCTCAACATGTTCATCATAAGACTTTTCAAGATAATCACTAACGATTCCAGCCTTGCTGGCAACCTTCAACATCTGTTCTTGTCTCATTTCAAAATGTTTCCTTCCATAGAAAAACCATTCTCTCATGGCGCCTTCAAGATTAGTTTTAGACACTTCAAGAGGAGATTCTGCTTTGGATTCCAAGATCGAATGTAAAGATTTAAAAATGCTGTTTTCATCCAACTGCCCAACATATACACCCAAATCCGGGTTGAAGCAATCTTTACGTTTGAGGAAATCGACCTCGAACCTATTCATAAAAGCAACAGGATCAGAAGTCTTGTCAGGCATGGTAGCCTTCATGTCATGACGTGCGAGGTAATTAGCCATAGAAATGTGATTGAAGTCATCGTAGCCTTCCATTTCTGAACCTTTGGCATCATCGCCATACATCATCATATTGCACAAATCACGGAAACGAGCTGGCCTACCCAAGCCTAATTCCTTACCAATCTGCGCGCGTCTTTCTTCACCATAAGCATCATTGAAAGCGAGCCGATGCAAAAGTGAATTCACAATGGAATTAATGTACACTGTCATGTTCTGGCCTGATGGGTTGGTTCCCATAAAACGCATCAAAGTACCGTTATATGCCACAAGAGGAGTGCAAACCTCAAAAGCAATAACACGCATGCGTTGTAGATCAATTTCAGTGTAATTTCCCGTCATCTCAGCAAACTGGATCATGACTTGAAATGCGGCCAGTGTCAACTGTTCCGGCATTCTCAGGTCATATTTAGAATAATCCAGAGCCAAAATGCGATCAGTACCATGATGGGCCATAAACTCGCTGAGTTCATGCCATTCCGGTCCATGGCTGTTAATTCCGACAGCACATTCAGCCACAAGAGGATTAGCTGATAAGAAACGAGCAATAGGCAAAAAGTACGTGCGAATGCCAATTTGCAAGAGGATGGGTGCAGCTTCAAACACCCAACCTTCGTCTTGTCAACTTTCGTGGGTTCATCCTTGAGAGACGCATTGAAAATCTGATTTAAGGACTTGTTTTCATCTGCCATCTTCAACATAGCTTCATATGCTTCCCAAATCTCAGGCACAAAAGTCCTGGGACAAGCGTGTTCATCAGTGGGCTCCAAGTCAAGAACAAACGATCTCTTGCTCTTAAACAAAGGGAAACCCATTGAAGTCGACATTTTCATAGAATCAATAAACCTCTTTCCAT